TCTTTTTTTATTCCTCCTGCTGTTGAATAAGTTTTAATAATATTTTCAGGGTCTTTCTCAAAATGTTTTTTAACTACATCCACATTTCTTATATCATCATCAGAAAAACCTACTTTAGGTACAAAATAATTACTAATTTTATTTTTAAAGTAAGCGTGTTTTTGAATATGGTTAGACATTTTCTTAACGTATTCAACAAACTCATCTAAAGCTTTAATTTTTCCTTCTTCCGGATTTGTTGCAGAACCCTCACCAAAAGACACAGGATAAAAACGACACATATCTAAATATTCTTTTATCATTTCTGATTTAGATAATTCTTCTTCATCCGCCAAATCTCGATACTTTTCTAAATTCTTAATTAATTCATTAGAATTTATACCGTTTGTGTTTGACACAATATAATTATAAACACCTTGTTTAAGTACATTCGGATTATGACCTCTTGCCGTTACTATAGAAAAAATTGACCCATTATTGATTGCCTCAACAAAATCACCCCAAGCCGGACCTGGTTTTGCTAACATAGCATCAACAATGAATTGTTTGTCACCTTTATCCCTAAAATATCTAAAAGGTTCATCAGCAAAACCAACAATAGTACGGTCATTATACTCAAATGGTTGATTACCAATTTCCGTTCTATAATCTGCAAAATCTTCAGTGGACATACCTACTTCACGACCTTCATCATCTTTTAAAATAATTTTTGTTGGCATTGTAACAATGTTATCATCCCAATCAAATGCGTAGTATTTTTCATCAGGTGCCCCTGCATCATCAATACCTTCTTTTAAAATTTTTTTATTAAACATAATTGTTATTTGGCTTAATTATGACCCACTATTACAATGGGCCATAATTTTATTTATTATATATTCTCGAAAGATGCTCCTGTTGGAGTGATATAGAACGTAATGTCTATAAATTCTAACGATTTGGTTGGTTTGATGTAAATCTTACCTGTCATTTGATTTCTGTCTAAGTCAGCTGCGTCAGACGAAACTGTTACTCGGAAATCGTAAAGACCTCTATCTCTTCTAATCGAATCTAATATTGGATTAACAGAATCTAAGAAATCTTGTCTTACTTTAGCATCGTTTTGTTCAAATAATAATCTAACAGAAACTGCGGATATTAATTTACGAGCTTGAAGTAATAATCTTCTTACGTTGATTCTATCAAGAGCCGATTGTCTAATTTGAAGAGTTTTATTACCCCAAATTACTGTTCCAACATCTGAAAACGTTGCGATTGGATTTAAACGACCTTGATATAGAGTATCTCTATTCTCTTGAGTCAATTTAACTCTCGCTTTAACCGCATTTACAATACCTCTCGTGTAACCCGCAGCCGCGAACCAAGGATAAGCGATGTTGTCTGTTAACGCTAAGTTTCTCGTTACCTCAGCAGTTGCTGGTAAGTAAATTTGTGTATTGTTAACCGTATCTCTCATTAATACCCAAGGGTAGTAAGTAGCCGTGTAGTTAGAGTCAATACCTGAATTTGCTAAATTATCTACTGCCTCTTGTGGGTAAATAAAATCAAATTGATTACCTGTCGAAGGAACATACATCTTGTAGTCAGGTGTTGTACAAACGTACAATGAATCCGCTCTACTATATTCTATCATATCGATAGCATTTTCAACTAAATTAGAGTTATTTACATAATCAATACCCGGTGTAACAAACACGTTAATGTTTACCGCTTCAGGATTTGCAAATGTTTCTTGACCCAATAAATAAGCGTAATAATCGGTATTCGCAAAATCTTGAGTATTACCTGCAACACTAATTTGTTTGAATGCACCCCAACCTGTCGCGGAAGGGTATCTTGCGGTAGAACAAGCTCCTTTTAAGTAACCTCGTCTACCTAATACAAATTCATCTTTATTTGTTCTAAATTCTCTATAAATGTCCCATCCATCAAAACCACCTTTAACAAGTAAAGTAAATTTACGAGCAAAAATTCTATAATAAGGATTTTCAGGGTCATCAGGGTCTGACGTAAATGGTGCATCACCACAGAAGAACGCCGGTGTACCACTAGTAACAAACACATTAGGAATTGTAATACCACTTGCGTTTTTATCCATATGGAATCCTTTTGTTCTAAAGTTCCAAGGTAAACCTTCAGTATTAAAACATACACTTGCTGGAATTCTTGTTCCTTTATATTGGAAGAAATCAACGTCAATACCTTCAGTATCTGAAATACCTAAGTAAGTTCTTCTTACATTATCACCCGCACTTGTAGTTGTGTCGTCCGCACCTGATGCTAAACCAAATGGTGGGTTATAAACAACCTCACCAGGATAGTAGTATTTAGCTTTGATTAATGGGAATGGTGGTCTTACACCAGCATATTCTCTATAATCATATCCTAAGAATCCACAAGGAAGTGCGTCTATCGGAGCATCCTCGTTAATCTCAACCATAATATAACTTGATAATAAAGGATATTCCCCATCTAAACTACCAATTTTTTTACCAACAAATGAATTTTCTTGAGGATTCATTGTACAATCAGTATATTTTTCAAGAACAACCGGTGCAGAATCTGTATCAAAGAAATCTCTAACCAATACATCAAAAGTACCATTGTTAAATGACATATTAGCTAACGATATCTTAATATCAACGTTAGCAGAATCACCATCAGCAATTGTTGTAAATTTAAATAAGTTATAAACTTTATTACCTCTTAATTCAGAAACAACCCAAGGTGATACCGGAGATTGATATTTTTCTAAATAAAATGCTATTGATGTTGGGTTAGCCTCTTGACGAGCATCAGGTAAAGCAGTTAATTCACAATTTAAACCTCTAATATAACCCATTCTCCAAGCATTTGTTAATAAAGCTTGGAATCTTTCTTCAACAAATAACGGAACTACAGTTCTTGGTTTAGAGAAGTTAGACGCTCCAAATACTTTACTTACATATTTAGGGTCAGAGTTTGAAAAGGATGTTTCAAAGAAATATTGGTCACCATCTTTACTTGTGATGTTAACACCAAAAGTTGAAAATGGATTTTTAGTTACACCAGAATATGTTCCTGTACAATCTAAAGTAACATCAGTTAATCCTGACACTTCATAAACCGGACCATCATCTAAACCATATGTTGAAAGACCTCTTGAACGTAACGTAGCGATTACTAAATCATCATAATCTGTATATGCTGTTCCCGAGTAGACATAAATAACACCTATCAATGTACCTGTATAACAATGAACCGGTTTTGCGGTTGTTGTTGAAGTAGTTGATGTTGATGTTGTAGTCGTACATGGGTCAGTCGTAGTAGTTGTTGTATGTGGGTCAGTCGTAGTTGTTGTTGTAATAATAGGTGTTAATGTTAATCCTGTTACAACAGACCAAAATGAAAACCCTGTATAAGCAGCATCACCAATATTATCAAATAATGAGTAATACCAAGGGTCATTTTGTGGTGCAGAATAATTACATAAATTAGCACTTACATTATCAACTTCATAAACATTTGTTTCACCTGTATATACTTCACTTAATCCTGAATAAACACTAGTTGGTATTGCCCCATAGTAATAGATTGAAGTATCTTCTTTTTCCGGTTTTGAAACTATATCAAAAATTTGTTTAGAGAAATCAGTATACAATGTACTCATACTACCATCGAATTGTTCGTAAGGTTCGTACAATATTGAAGATATCTCAGGAGCTAAATTAGATGTGTTAGTAAACACTATACTATCAATACTGTTAGTACATGCTGAGAATTCAATAGAATAATTAATTGTTTTAAAGTCAATACATTCAGTTATACAACTAAACGTTGTTGCACTTTCACAAAAGAAATCAACCGTTGTTGGGTCAACATTAGCTTTTGTTGTTATAGACCAAGATGGTCCTGCATCATAACCAGATAATCCTAAAACTCTCGTTACGAATAATTGGTTAGATTGTTGTAAGTATGATTTAGCAATATAAGCTGCTTCGTACTTTGGAATTTGTGTATTTATAAATTTTTCTGGAGAAGTTCCACCGAAGAAATTTGTGAATTCATCAAAATTTCGTATAAAGATAGGTTCGAAAGCAGGACCTTTTAAGGTCTCACCCACAATACCCAACGTGGTAACCCCCACACTTTGTGCTACGAAACTTAAATCAACTTCAGAAGTATATACTCCGGGAGATACGAATACTTTTTGATTTGATGCCATTAGTTTGTCTTTTTAATTTGTAAATTTATTTTTATTGATAAATATTATCAAAAAAACCAAAATACTTTACTTTGTTAGAAGTATTTATAAATTAGGTAGAATAAATTCTGCCTTTATTCTACCATGGCAGATAACGAAAAAAAAATTAAGAACCTAAAGATATCAATCGAGGTTCACAACATCCTAAAGACCTATTGTGAAAAGAGGGGGATAAAAATGTATCGTTTTTTAGAAAGAATGATTGTAGACCAATGTAAGGAAAAGAAGGATATTTATGGTGAGAACTAAAGTATTTGATTATCTAACTGAATAATACCTTCTTGTGAGTCATCATTTTTAACCACAATTATTTTTAAAACATCGTTGGTGTTTATCTGAATTTGAAGTAAATCAGACCCATAATATAGATTATTTAGATACACATCATACGACTCAATGTTGATTGTATCACCTAAATTTAAATCAACGGTATAATCAAAAATTTGTGATAAAATATTGTTCCCAGCAACAAATAAAAAATTAGTAATAGTAGATTCGTCTGTAATATTTTTTCTTCGACCACGAGTGAACGATTCTTTTTCAAATTCAATAACGGTTAAAACTCTTGAAACTGCCGGTGCAACTTCAAATTCGTTTTCATCAATTAAGAATCCTAACATTGTAAAATCATAACTTTGAATATAATATTTTCTTTTATCAATATTCATAACTGACTCATCAGTAATGTTATTCATAATGATTGGAATATAATGACCTTTGATAGTTGTATAAGCTTGACGAGATGCAAACATTTCAAGAATGTTTTTATTTAAAGCGTTTAATTCTCTCATTCTATTACAAATTATTTTAACACTATATGTAATATCAACAGGAACAGGTTGAGGTATTTTATATATATCCATACCATTTCTATTTCCATCCCAAGTTGGTACTTGAGCATAAAAATATTGTTTTCTATTTGGTATATTATAAATTGTTGCAGGATTTGTTCCGAATTTAACTTCCGGGTTTCTTACAACAGTAATAAACGGAGGGGAAACGTTTGAGTCCAAATCTTGAAAATTCCAAGTTTCGGTAAATTGTGACCAGTTCTGAGATGTAATTATGATATCAACCATTGGGATTACTTGACCATCCACAATTGTCTGTAATTCATTTTGAACAAAATTTAACATACCCCCATCCAAATCGGCGTGTAAAATTGATTTTGGTAAATAAGTTCCGTCTTTATTAATTTTTTCCAATAGTTGTTCTCTTCTTGGGTAAAGAGTTTTTGGAAAGGTTAACGGAATTGTTTTCTTTATTTTATTTGGTAATGGCATGTTATTGTTTTGTTATAAATATTTTGTTTCTTAAGTTTATCATTTCAACTTCACCGGCACGGTATATTGGTTCTTCGGTGTCTTTTATAACATAAGAATTGTATTTATATGGATTATAGGTAACTACGTTATCATTTGGTTCACTTGGTAAATTTTCACAAGGATATTTACAATAATCCATTAATGTTCCAATTACAAATGAATGAACATTTTTACTTTTTTCTCTAACTACTTTTTCTCTTCCACCTTGTCTAACTCTAAATTCAACATCTGATAATTTAACATAGTCGGCATGAGTAATAACTCTTCCACCATAGGTTACTGAAAAGGTGTGTTTGTGTAAGTTATAATAAACCATAACTTTATCACCTATATGTTTTTTCTCCTCATTATCGTGACCACACTTGTGACAGATATAAGGGTCGTTTCCACCATCGGCTAAAGCCCAAGACCAACCACACTCATCACAAATCACTTCTGTGTCGGTAATGGTTTCTAATAGTCTTCTATATTGACTTTCATTAATTTTAATTTTCATAATCGTAATATGTGGATACTGATTTAACAGGTAAATTAAAATTATCTTCAAACCATTTTTTCATAGGTTCTTCCCAATGTCCTTCAAACATGTCATCTAAATGTTCCGCGTGCTTACCAATAACTTCTAAAATTGGTGCTTTATCTCTAAAAGGTTTATGTGATGGTTCAGTATTATAATAATCAACATCAAAATAATAAAAAATAATATCAGTATCATAAATACCTTGATAATCACCTTCAAAGAACATTAAAAAGTTTTCGTTTTCTCTATCAACATCAGGATATCCATCTTCATCTTCATCCATACCATAAACCCAATCCATTTTACTTGAATTAAATGTTTTATCAATATAATTGTATATTGAATTGAATAGTTTATTTTCTGTTATTATTAGTTTCATATTTTGTTGATTTGTTTTAAGATGTCCCTCCACACAATATTTTCATGAAAATCGTTATTGGTAGTTACCGCCTTTACTGGTAAATTATAATACTCCTCCACCCATAACTTAATAACCTCACCAATCTGTCTATTTCCCATACCGAAAAGACTTTCCAAATAATGTCCAATGTGTTTATATGAAATATGTACCACATTACTTTTTGTATTGTAATCAAATATAATTTCACCATCTTTTATTAATAAAATGAGAAATTTATTATAATCATACAATTTCAAATCTCCATATTCGGAGTTTAGAAATTTAATTACAATGTTGTGTAATCTAGATTCTGTTATTATTACTTTCATTATAATCCTCTAAATTCGTTTTCCGTTACCGGAGTTGCTACATATGATTTATAAAATGGTTTATAACCGGCATATGTATGTTTATTATCTGAATTAATTCTTCCGTCATCGCTAACCACGTAATATCTAACTTTTGTTTCTGTTTCATAATAACCAATATAATCCCCATAATTAATTTGAACCCCTAAATCGTTAAGTTGAGCGGCGTAAATCGCAAACTTCATATTACCAGGTTCTGATTGTGTAATTTTTGAATTACCCAAGTATTTGGTTTCAGGTGGAAGTATTTGAACATAAGCTTTAAACTCAATTGGTGGTAAATATTTTATACCATCAGTCATTACCTCACCATAAACATCATCTGTTTTGGTTTTCAATCTGTCTACCTTATACAGGACTAACGTAAAGTTCATATCACCATATAACCATTCCTCCCCCATAGAGATGTCTAAATTGTAATCCTCCGCTCCGAAGAATTTACCTATTCTTGTAATTGGTACTAAATTTCTACTCATATTGATAAATATTAAATAATTTATTATATTTCTATTAAAAGATTAAAATTGGAAAACAATACATCAGAAAATTCTAATTTAACAATAGAACAGAAAGCAATATCTCTCCTTGATACTTACGAGGGGGCGAATAACTATATCCTTAAATTAAAACTACAAAAGGACACCAATAAAAGATTTTACCCTACTCGGGCACAATCTGACTATATCATTAATTATTACGGAGTAACACCAAAGGTAGCCAAAAGATGGGTTGATTTAGACCCTTACTTTGCTAAAAAGATTGCCGATGAAAAATTACTAACCACGATTCCTGAACAAATATGGGTTGAAAAGCTATTAGTTGAGAAAGACAAATCCTATCATGTTTGGGGAAAAATTACGGAAGGTGAAACTATCCACGATTTTTGGCTACCAAAAGGTGCTTTAATTAAAACCCACGTTATTAAAGATGTGAAAATTGATTATAGTAAATATAGTCATAGACCACCTCTTGAACATCAACCAATTGCTATTGAAAAATTAGTTGGGTCAAAACGATTCATATTGGCGGATGATATGGGTCTTGGTAAAACAACCATTACCGTTATCGCGGCTTTAGAGAGTGGTGCTAAAAAAATATTAATTGTTTGTCCGGCATCTCTGAAGATTAACTGGCAAAGAGAGATTGCAAATTATACAGATAGAAGTGTTTACATTGCTGAAGGTAAAAACTTTTCAATTGAACACGATTTTGTAATTGTTAATTACGATATTCTTAAAAACTTCTACGATTTAAAAGACAAAGAAAATTCATTAATAACTCAAGGAAATTTTGACCTTATTATTTTAGATGAGGCACATTATGTGAGTAATGGTCAAGCAGCAAGAACCAAATTGGTTAATAGTTTCTGTAAAAAAGTGGATAAACTTTGGTTATTAACCGGGACACCTATGACCAATAGACCAATGAACTACTTTAATCTGTTGGCATTAATTGAAAGTCCTGTTGCTCAGAATTGGATGGCTTACGCTATTAGATATTGTCAAGGTTATCAATTCACTGCGGGAAGTCGTAAAATATGGAACGTTACCGGAGCATCAAATTTGGAAGAATTAAGAGACCGAACTTCAAGACAAGTTTTACGAAGATTAAAAACCGACGTATTAGATTTACCTGAAAAAATTATCACTCCAATTTATTTGAGATTAAAATCTAAAATGTATGAAGGGTTAATGGGTGAGTATTATGATTGGTATGATAAGAATCCGGATGAAAGTACATCATTAACGGTTCAGTTCAGTAAACTAATGAAAGTTCGTCAAGTAATTGCTGAAGAAAAAATTAAAGACACAATCGAACTTGCTGAAAATATTATAGAACAAGGTAAGAAAGTTATTATTTTTACTAACTTTACTGACACTCTAAATAAAATCTCCGAACACTTTGGTAAATCGGCGGTTAAATTAGATGGTTCAACGGCAAAACCTCAACGACAATACGCTGTTGACCAATTCCAAGAAAACGAAAAAATTAAAGTGTTCATTGGAAACGTGAAAGCTGCCGGTGTTGGAATCACATTGACCGCCGCTGAAGCAGTTATTATGAATGACCTATCATTTGTTCCGGGAGATTTATCTCAAGCTGAAGATAGAGCATACAGATATGGTCAAAAAAATTCGGTATCAGTTTATTACCCAATCTTTGATAATACCATAGAAGGGATAATTTATGATATGGTTAATATGAAGAAACAAAACATCGGAACGGTTATGGGAGATAACATTGGTGAGAGTGGTGACTTCATTGAAGAACTTATGAATAAAATCAACACCCGAAGATAATCTATTTGTTGAGATATTTATAAGAAATAAATAACAAGCCGAATGAAACATATTGAAAATAAAATCAAACTCATTACGGAAGAGATTCAAAATGTTGAAAAACAAGAAAATGAAACACTCTTTCTTAATGAGATGAAAAAGATAGGAATCGATAAATTACCTTATTCCTATTCAGCACTAAAGCAATTTATTGATGCTGAAACAATGAACTACCATTATAACAAACATTATAAAGGTTACGTAGATAAACTAAACGCCGCTCTTAAAAACAAAGATTATGGTGATTTAGAACTTGAAGAAATAGTTAAATCTATCAGTAGATTTAATAAAACTATAAGAAATAATGCAGGAGGAGCATTTAACCACGCATTATTTTGGAAAATGTTATCACCAAAAACTCAAACTCCAAATGGTGATGTAATCAAACAAATCAAAAAAGATTTTAATACATTTGCCAACTTCAAAAAAGAATTTGAAACTATTGCAAAAGATAGATTCGGTTCAGGATGGGTTTGGTTAGTCCTAACAAAAAGAAACACCTTAAAAATCGTATCTACAGCAAATCAAGAAAATCCATTAATGAATACTATTGAGGATGGTGGATATCCTGTGTTAGGGTTAGATTTATGGGAACACGCTTACTACCTAAAATACAGAAACAAAAAAGATGATTACATTAAAAACTTTTGGAAATGTGTAAATTGGGAATTTGTTAACAAATTATACACAATGAGAGTGGATAATAAATTAAATGAAAGTGCTGAATTAAAATCTGTTATTTCTGAAGGTAAATCTGAAAGATGTAGTAGAGAAATGAATGAGGCGATTCGTATGGTATTCAACATCAATCCAAAAGTTAAAACAATCTTCAAAGACGGAATTAACAGAATGTTAAAAGAAGTTTTTCC